CTGATATGTGGAAACACTAAAAATACTAACAATTAATATTAATATGGCTGGTAAATTACAAAGATTTCAAACGCTGATGTTCCAAGGTTGGGCTAAAGATATTGACAAGCAAAACAACCTTGGTCGTTACATGCAGTTGGCACCTCAGTCGGCTAGTCCGGTTATCATTGAGTTGCTGGCTACTAATCAAGGTAAGAACCTTGATATTTTCTTGTCCCAATTCTCTGTTAAGGAGTTTGAGACTGACCAAGATTATACTTGGGACGTTGTAGGTAGCACAAGAAGAAATATTCCGTTGAAATATGCAGTTGCTGAGGATGGTCAAGTAGTTACTGCTGCTACCACTGGTCTTATTGGTGGTGACAAGCAACTCTTCGAGCTTGTATTTGCTGAGGAATGGTTTTTCGACGGCGAGCTATTATATGGTGAGCTTAATGAGGCTTATCCATTGAGAGTTATGGGTCCTGTACAGAAGAAAAACACTGAGTATGTTTATACTGTACAGCTCTTCGGTACTAATACCGATGGTATGCCTGCTGAGCAACTTCTCCCTGGTAAGAGATTTAGCTATGGTCACGCTCCTGTATCTCGTGGTTTGAGTAGAAATGTGGGCGGGCTCAGACATGCTACTCCCGCTTCTATGAGAAATGAGTTCTCGCAAATCAGACTTGCTCACAAGATGTCTGGTGACCTTATGGACCAAAAGATTGCAATGGTAGTTCCTATTGTAAATTCTGATGGTAAGGTTGCAGATACTACGATGTGGATGCACTTGGAGAACTGGGAGTTTGAGAAAACTTGGTCTGAGTACAAGTCTGATGTTATTGCTTATTCTAGAAGCAATAGAAATGAGAATGGCGAGTATATGGACTTTGATAAGTCTGGTGAGGTAATCAGAGAAGGTGATGGTATTTATGCTCAAACTGAGGTTGCCAATGTAAGATACTACAATAGATTCTCTATTGGTCTTATTGAGGATATTCTTTATAACCTGACTGAGAATAAGTACGGTTTTGGTGACAGAACCTTCGTTCTGAAAACAGGTCAGCAAGGTGCTATCAAGTTCCACAAAGCAGTAAAAGAGGAGACTAGTGGTTGGTTCAATATGCAAGTAGATGCTGCTGCTATTGGTGCAATTGCTAAGACTGGTTCTGAGCTTCATAGAAATGCTCTGAAGGCTGGTTTCCAATTCACTGAGTGGCTTGCTCCGAATGGTATTGCTGTAAAGGTTGAAGTTGACCCGTCTTATGATGATAGAGTAAGAAATAAGATTCTGCTCGATGGTAAACCTGCTCAATCCAGCAGATTTGACATCTGGGATATGGGTACTTCGCAGAGTGCAAATATCCAGAAGGTTGTTGCTAAGAACAGACCTGAGGTAATGCAATATCAGTGGGGTCTTAGAAACCCGTGGACTGGTCAGTACAACAATGAGAATGCATCGTATGATGAGGATTCCGCTAGCATGTCTAGAATGGGTACCTTCGGTGCTATTGTTTGGGACCCGACTAGAACTATGTCGCTGATTCCTTCGGTATTGGTTTATTAATCTAAACCTATAGGGAAAGAGAAGCTGATAACTTCTCTTTCTCACTACTTTTTAATTGGAGAATAAAATGGAAGATAAAATGGAATTTAATCCCTTAAGAAGGGAAACTGTAACTGTAAGACTTGTACCAAAGGCAGGTAAAATTACTGACCCTCATCATGTTCTTTATGGTGGTATGGCTGAGGCTGCTGTAGTAACTATTACAGTACCTGTTATTGGCTCTACTGGCAACTATAAGAATGTGCTTACTAATGATGAGAAAGCCTTTTTTGAAAAACTCTTTGGTCAAAATCTTAGTGTACACAACAAAGTAGATAATTATTGGGATAATTACTCTGTAGATTTGGGAAAAGAAGACACTATCCTTGATTTGAGTAACCCTGATGATTATATTAAATATAAGGTTCTGCTTGCCAACACAAATCTTATTTGTCCTTCTTTGAGAGCTTTGAGTGAAAGACCTTTAAGCACTTATAGATTTGTTATTGTAGAGGATGGTACAGAGATGAGTATGGCTACTGATAAGAGAAAGCTTAAAGTAGAATGCTACAAATTAGCAGGTAAGATTGAGAACGATTATGATACCCTTAAGACAGTAGTAGAAATGCTTGAGAGAAGACCTCTTGCTAGTGATACTGATATTAACTTCCTTGCTAACAAGCTGGATGAGTTGATTGATACTTCTTACAAAGAGGTTTATAAAGTTCTTACAGACCCGACTATTCCTACTAGAGTACTTATTAGTAAAGCAATTGCTAAGGGTCTTATAACAAAAATGGGAGACTTCTATTATCTTAAATCTGGTAAGAGTAAATCTCCTATGTGTGATGAGGGTAAAGACCCTACACTACAGTATGCAATTAATTTCTTAAATAATCCGAAGAATCAAGAGATTAAGTTTGGTTTGGAGGCACAAGTAAAGGAAGATAAATAATATGACTAGTCAAGAGATGGCTCTTGAGTTTGACATTCTTTACAACAATATAGCCAGTAACATGGCACCAGGTATTGATGCTTATGAGAAGAGTGTCTTTTTGACTAAAGCTCAAGAACAAATAGTAACAGCTATATACGATGGTTCTTTTGAAGGCTCTGAAAAACTAAGGGAATGTATAAATCCTTTAGTTGTTACAGAGAAATGTGAGGAAGACGATACCAAAAGAATAGGGGTTGAGAGTAATTCAAAATTCTTTATATTCCCAAAGGAAGCTTGGTATATCGTTTATGAGTACATTACCCTTACCAGTGATAACCCTTGTGATAATGGTAGAAGAGTTGCAGTTAAACCTGTACTGGTTGATGAGTATCACAGGATAAGAAGAAATCCTTTTAGAAGGGCAAGAAAGGACGAGGTTTTG